CGTCAGTCACGCCGTTGCCGGCTCATGGTGGGAGGTCAGACCCCCCGTCTTCCAGTGCAAGGGAAGATGTAGTAAGGTGTGTAGAGGTGTTGATGGATATACTGCGTGTCGAAGGATTCGACGACAGGGGGTACCGGCTAGAAGGCACCATAGATCACCACGAGAAGTGTGTGAAACTATTAAACGGCGATTGGATGAAGTTCTACAAATACAAACTAGCTGCTTTTAGAGCAGCGGTAGAACAGCAGACAATGCCGAAGGTGCCGAAAGAGCTGGTCTCTGTCGGAGACGACCCCGCAGTTCTGTTCGGAGGGAAGGCAGGACAGTGGTTCAAGGGGCTGCAAAGGAAGCAGCCGAGAAGAGCGATAGAGATCGCGTTGTCTCTCGGTAACTCGAAAGGAGGTATGCCAAGAGCGCCAGAATGGAAGAGGAAGGATGCATTACGAACAACGTTCAGTAAGATCACGACTCCGCCTGCCAAGCGCCCCCGGCCGACCTTTCCTTTCGTCGTCAGAAGCTGGGCAACGGTCTCAGAGCTGGAAGCTGCTGGTGTAGAAGCAGAACTTACAGATGAGACCTTTGAGGTACAGCTAAGACGCACGATGAGAGAGCTCTTTGCGGGGAAGAAATTCACCAACAAGGACACTCTCAAACCGTATTACCCGAGCACAAGCGCCAACTATAATAACACGAGAACAGCTGCGGGGACGGTAGGTACCATCCTCGAGCATCCGGAGCTCCTCAAAGGGCTCAAGACGGACGAAGAACTCGTGAAAGTTGGCGTTGTGGAAGGACAACGCGGGACTCGAAGTGATTTCGCGGTGATGGATGACTCCAAGCTCATGGAGAGCTGGGACGAATTATGGGTAAGGTGCCTGGGACTGGCACTCGGTGAAGAACCACTGGTGGAACTCGTGGCGATCCTCGAAGCTTTGAAAGTTCGAGTAATCTCCAAGGGTCCACCTCTTACCTACTTCGTCTTGAAGTCGGTGCAAAAATTCATGCACGACCATCTGCGAAAGCACCCCGTATTCGCTCTAATCGGAGAGGAAATCTCCGCGGAACTACTGTCGCGGCAAATAGGACATCTGCAAAAAGGTGAGCGTTACCTGTCAGGTGACTTTGAGGCGGCGACCGACAACTTGTACTCATGGGTGAGTAACGTGTTGGCCGACGAATTCAGCAAAACTGTAGAGCTCCCGAAGGAGCTAACACAGCTGCTGATCTCAAGTCTGACAGGACACTATGTGGTGGACCCGGAGACCGGAGACACAGTCACACAGAAGAACGCTCAGCTTATGGGGTCGATCATGTCTTTTCCATTTCTCTGCGTCGCTAACGCAGCATGTGGTCGATGGAGTCGAGAGGTTTCAATGAAGAAACGCCTCCGACTCATCGACTGCAAAATGCTGGTCAATGGCGACGACTTTCTGGCCAGATTCACATCGGAAGGACGTGAAGCCTGGGGCAGAATCACGAGTCACATTGGACTCAATGAGAGTGTAGGAAAAGTATTTGAATCAGACTCTTTCGCAGAGCTCAATTCGCGTAGGTTCTGGGTGACGGAAGAGTACTGCAGACGTGACGAGCCGAACAAGCTCAACCCAACAATCATGATATTCGAGAACACAAGGTTCGTGAATACACGATTGATGTACGGAATGAAACGCGCTATGAGAGAAGACGCGCAAACATCCATGTACGACTGGGGAACAGCTCGAAGCTGGTCACGTAATCTGCAGGATCTCCTATCGTTAGCACCAACCGAGTCACGGGCTCGTGTCTACAAG